TAGACCGCGATCGACACCGGGAGCCCGCCGTCCGGCACGCACCAGAACGTAAAGGTTCTCAATGGGAACCCGAGGTCGTCCCACACCTTCAGGGGCAGGCTCGACGTGATGTCCTTCACGGGGATCGCCGCGTACTGGTCGGTCGTCAAATATTCAAGTGGCAGTTCCAGCGGTTGAATCGGGTTGGCTTTGCTGATGATGCCGATCCGGTCGATGTACGCGGGCCGCGGCACGTTGAAGAAGCCCCCGGGCCCGTAGGTGTAGGCCTTCTGCCCGGGCACCAGGTTGAAGAAGTTCCCGAGCGCGTCCTGCACCACGCGCTGCACGGTGAACACCGTCAGGCGGTCGGCTGACCACTCCTCCATCATGAGGTTCAGGGTGGCAAGCGCGTCCTGGCTCTCGGCGGCGGTCGGGACCTCGCCCGAGGCCAGCACGTTGATCAGCCTGAGGGCCGAGTTGATGACGTCGTTCCCGGTCACTTGCTAGCCTTGCGAAGCTTCTTGAAGGCCGCGACGTCGAAGTCCTTGTTGAACTTCAAATCGTCCTCGTCGCTGGCCAGGGGCGGGATGACCGCCGGGCTTTCCGGGAACTCCGGCGCCAGCGGCTTGCGCGGCACGTAGGTCCCGTTCACAAAGTCGTGCGGGCCCATCAGGATCTTCCGCATCTCTTGGGGGTTCTCGATGATCACAGTTCCTCCTCGGCCTTTTCGACCTCGGCCTCTACCTCGGTCTTGACCTCCTCGACCTTCCGCTCAACGGCCCGGTAGCTGCCGTTGACGTACTCGTGGGGCCCGGCTAGAACGTCCTTCAAGTCCACCATAATTTCCTCCTTATAAAAGTCAGGACGGGGAGGGCCAGGTTCGACCCTCCCGTCCAAATCTGTAAACCTCAATATGAGGCCACAAATTTTAACTGCGTAGCGTCCCAAGTCTCGCAAAGCACCTGCCCAACCACCGCCGTCGAGGCCTTGGCGATGTTGTTCGTCGCCGTGGTCGTGAAAGCGCCGGTTGGGATCATGCAAAACTGCCCGCCGCCTACTGCCGTGGCGTTGAAGCCGACCGGGATGCCGAACGCGGTGATCGCGGTCGTGCCGGAGACTTCAAACAATGGCCCTGACGGGGTTAACGTGGCCGCCGAGGCAACCGCGGTCGTGAGGCGTGAGGTGTCCACAGCCCACGGGTTCGAGAAGTACGACGTCCAGGTGGAGGTCACCGTGGAGCACACCCACTGCATGGACGTAAGTACGTTGACCCAAGGGGTCGCTAGCACCGCCGAGCACGCCCCGTTGAAGGGCGGATCATTGGCCTGGAAGCCCCCGGAGCCCGAGAAGCCCCCGAACTGCGGGGAGACGATCTCGGCGAGCACCATGTCACCCGAAGCATGCGAATGCTCCTTCGTGCCGAGCTGTCCCCTCAACACGTTGAAGATCGTTGTCTGCCCCGGCACCACCGACAGGATGCCCTCGGCCTCCTGGTCGATGTAGATGTAGGTGACTGGCTGCCCGTTGCTAGCCACTTGGATGCCGGTCGCCGAGGCGAGCGACACCGTAGTGTCCGTGTTCTGGGTGACGCCCGCGCCGGAGGCAAGCTGCGCCGTGGCGAGGGTCGTCTGGGTGAGCGGGGTGCCGACCTGGGCGAAGCCCAGGCTTGCTACGAGCACCAGCCCAAGGACCGCTGCGATTTTGTTGATTTTGGTCATGGTAGTTGTCCTTTTAACCTGAATTTTCACTCAGATTAGCTGGCGACTCTCACCGCCAATTCCGGATAGAGTGTGGTCCACCCGTACAGGATGTCCAGCCTGCAGGGGAAACGATCCGTGTTTATATCATAAGCTCGCACGAGCCTGATACTCATCCCGAGCTGCTTGTCAGCCACGCGCGCGGCCATGTCGACGCCGCCCGGGAGGGGCAGGTCGGCTGACGCGAACGCGAAGGCGTCTTTGTGGAACGCCAGGCCGCGGGGGGTTGGCCCGGTGCCTGAGGCGCCGCTGATGGTGATCACCGCCGCGGCCGCTGGGGAGTTCGTGACGGTCTGGAATGGCCCAGCCGTGATGATTCCCAGGCCGCCGGGGCCCGCGATTGGGAGCGTTGCCAGGCCGCCGGCCGAGACCACGTTGGCCGTGATCACGAACTGGCGGAGGGCGCCGGTCGACTGGTGGTTCTGCGGGTTAACGGCGAATACGCCCGCGAAGGTGACGATGTCACCGCGGTTGAGCACCTGCCCAGCCGCCCAGCCGGAGGTTAGGATCGAGTTGCCGGTCTGGCCCGCGACCGTGACGATCGGGGTCGAGCCGGCGTACGCGCCCACTTGCTGGGTGCGCACGTTCTGATCCATGCTCCACTTGAAGCCGATGGTCAGGCCCATGGTGCCCTTCTCGTACTGCTCGGCGATGTCCTGTGAGCTCTGGAAGAGGCCCTTCAAGGCGTCGACGATCGTGGCCTGCATGGCGGGTGAGATAACGAGCGCTCGCGCGTTGTCGCGCGGGGCCGCCTCTTCGTCCAGCCGCTGGCCAGCCTGCAGGTAGGTCAGCAACGCGTTTGGCACCGTGCCAGGGGTACCGATCTCGTTGTACACGTTGAGGTACTGCCCGAGGCCGTCGAAGTCGATGAAGTTGGCGACGTTCGCGATGGCCGGCTTTACGAACCGGTCGCTGAAGTCATCAATCGACAACGCCAAGTCTTGGCTAGTGAACGCGATGTCAACGCCGCGCTGCGTGTTGAGGGTCAACGGGACTGAAGTCTCGGTCGCGTCCTCGATCTGCAGGCCTTGTCCAACGCGGCCTACGTATCGAGGTGGCTTCCTGATATTCAGTACCGTGCCGATTTTCGCTCCGGCTCTCCCGTAGGAGTCATCGAAGTCGCGGCGGACGTACTTGGTGAACGTAAGGTTGTTCTCCAAGATACGGAGCGCCTCTCGGGTGATCATGCTGATGGTTAACAGTGTGTTAGCCAATTGAAGCTCCTTCCAAGTCGAAAAAAGTCTTGCTTGCTACCGTTTCCGAGTCGGTTAGAAGTTCTGGCTAGTTCGCCACCAGCCTACGGAAGACCACCGCTTGTAAACCAAGGCGCTTGAGCCGCGCCTAGAAGGCTTTTACTAAAGTCTATTATCGCCTAAACCTCGCGCGCTCCTGCTCGGCCCGCACGCGCCGATAGGTCTGATAGTCAACGTCGTCCAACGGTATCGAGCTGCGCGTCGGGGAGCTACCGACTGGCTTGATCGGCCGTGGGGCCCGCGACACCGGGGCCTTGACCACGCGTTCCTCGACCGGCTGTGAGAGCTGCCGAACCCAGCCGCCGAACTCCACGAGGGCCGCGGCGTCGCCTTCCTGCCGCATGATCTCGACCAGCTGGTCGCAAAAGTCGGGGTCCTGGGCGATGCGGTACGCGACCTCCGGCCCCTGGTCCCGCATCTGGATGATCGCTATCTGCACGGACTTGGGGATCTGGGGCCCGTTCTTGATGACCTCGTCGAAGTCCTCGTACTCGGCCCGTGCCTCGGACACCGCGTGGTTGTAGCTTTGGAAGGTCTCCTGCTGCCGCTGTTGCAGCTGGACCTGTTGCTGCTCAGCCTGTTTGGCCGCCCACTTTTCTTCAGCCTTCCAGTCGGCCAGGGCCTCGACATACTCATCGTAGGTCTTGAACGCGTCGGCCGTGGGCTTTGGCTTGCCGGTCACGGACTGGACCTCAGCGTGCACTACGGCCGGCGGCTTGCCGGCTTGTGCCCGCTCAACGGCCTCAAGGCGCTTCTGCAGCTCGGCGTTCGTCTCCTCGAGCTCATAGTTGCGCGCGGTCAGCTTGTCAAAGCGCCGTTGCACTTTCGACTTTGGGGGCCGCGGGGCCTCCTCTTCGACCTCTTCCTTAGCCTCGACCTTCTCCTCAGGTTGCTCCTCGGTTTTTTCCTCAGCTTGAGGCGCCTTCGCCTCGACCTCCTCGGTTACGACCTCGGTTTCTCCCGCGTCAACCCCGGCCGCGTGCTGCACGTCCTCGAGGTCGTCGGTGGTGCTTGACACAATCACGTCCGCCATAGGGTTCTCCTAAGTTCTCTGCTCGGCCTTTACCCGCCGTGGGGAATTAAACTTTGAGCGTGACCAGGCATGCGCTCCCCGCCCTAAACGCCCCGTAGTCAGGGCAACTTGGTTACCGGTGCTCCGGGGGCACGTTCGCCGGAGTGTGGTGCGTGTCGTTCGAAACGTCGCCCGGGTTATCCGGCATGTCTTGATACAGCTGCGATGGCCTGGCTAACTCGGCCATGCCCGCCTGCTCGCGGGGAGAGCTAGAGTCCCGCGGTCCCTGGTTGAACTCCGTGTTGTTTCCGCAATCGTTGATGTCCGCCGTCCGCTCCCGGTACAGCGCGTCCTGCGCCTTCTCAGAATGCCGTGCCATAAACCCTCCTAGATTTTGTCGAACTGGCTCCCGGGCGCTGGCAGCTGGTCCGGTGCCTGGACGTTCGGTTGGATTTTAGGCATCGCCGGCGCCGGGGGCATCGTGCCTTGCCGCTCGGGGTGGTTGCCGTATGCCTTGTCGATCTGGTGCGTATGCCTCGGTGACTCGTGGCCCTTCATTGTGCCCCTCCTGGTTGCGCTGCCCCGTTGGTAGGCGGGGGCGCCGTTGCCTGCATCGCCTGCTCATGTGCCGCTGAGTGCAGCTCTACCCAAATGTCGTGAAACATTTGCGCTCGTTCACTAGCATTTTGCGCCTTCGTGTTGATTTCGGCGATGGCGACCTGCGCGTCGATCTTCATCTTCTCGATGTCTGCCCGGCCCTTGGTCTCAACCTGCTTGGTCTGGATCGTCAAGTTTGCCTGTTGCAGCGCCTGCACGAGCTGGTCATGCTGCTGACCTAGCTGCTGGAGCTTGGCGTGGGCAGCCGTAAGCTGCGCCTCGGGCGACTGGTCGTTCTGGTCTAGTACCTCGGGTGGTAGGGTCCGCTTAAGCCGCTTCGAGATCTCCTGCGCGTACGGCCAGTCCATGTTCGCGACCAAGAGGTCACCGGCCATCTGCATCAGCTGCGGGTAGGCCTGAACTAAGCTCATGATCGAGGCCACGGCCTCCTGCCGCTTCGACTGGTAGTTTGGCCCCTGCGACACGACCACGTCGTAGGTGCCCACGCCCACGTCGTGCAGCTCGGTGACTGCGGGCTTCTGCTTCGCGAGCAGGATCTGCGCCTCTTCCGGCGAGTACTCCTGCTGGCTGTTGAACACGCCCACGTACTTTACGCTCTGGTCCGGGTTTACGATCCGCTGGATGCGCGGCGTGTCGTACACGTAAGGGATCCAATTCACCAAGATCCGGCCGGTGTGCCGGATGGACCTCGCTAGGTTGTCAGAGAAGTTTAAGGTGGCGAGGTCCCCCTGCTTCTGACGCGCTAGGATCGCGCGACCGCTCTGGTCGGGGCCCGCCTGCCCGAGACTGGCATCGTAAATGCCTAGGCTGGCCTTGATGTCGTTGCCCGCCTGCCGAATCATGAGGCTCATGGCCTGGATCGGGGGCTCGGTCTGCACGCGCTCGGGAGCCCCAGCCGGAGTTCCATTGATTGAAACCGGGTCGTACTCGATGTACGGGAAGTTCCGCTGGTTCATCTGCTTCCACTGGGTCTCGCTCGACTTAAACTGCCCCTTGACGCCTACAAATGGGGCCTTGGGGGCGAGCGCGATCGTCTCGGTGGCTGCACTGTTCCAGTAGTTGTACATCCGCTGGGGATCCTTCGCGTTGCGCGTCAGGCCCGCCAGGTACCGCTTGCCGTCGATGTCCAGGTCGGTGCCAAGCACCGGGACCACCGGGATGTACTTCCCCGGCAGCTCGCGCTGGTCTAGCACCTCGACGCCGTTGATCTTCTCCCAGATGACCTTGCGGTCCACTACCTCGCGGTGGTCCACGACGACGTCATCCTGTTCAAGGTCTTCCTCGTCCTTGACGGTGCCGTCCTCGAGGCGCACGATGTCGCGGGTGCTCTCCTCAATGTAGAAGTACTCAGCTACCCGGATAGTCTCCTTCGTGGCCCAGGTGGCGGCGTTGTCGCCGATCGAGGAGTAGTCCGGCAGGCCTAAAGCGGTCGAGTCGCCGTAGAGCAGCTTGTACTCACTCCTGGGCACGTCCTCGATGATGAACTTAAAGCGCGCGTCCGACTGGTCGGGCAGCATGGCCGCGGGGTCGCAGTAGACGGTGAAGGGGTTCTTAATGAGGTCGATCTTGAGCTCTTGGTCGAACGTGTCGCCCGGCAGGTACTCGGTGCTGACCCGCCAATAGCCAAAGCCGAACCGCACCATGTGCTCGAAGGCGGTGTCGTAGGCGATCTCGGCCTCCGAGTTAACCTCGATGTGCCGGACCATCCCCTGCAGGGCCTCGGCGACCTCCCGGGTGGCGCCGTCGCCCACCGGGTTGATCTGCACGGAGGGCCTTTGCTGTCGCTGCTCGTTGCAAACTTGCTTGATGCTCTGGTTAAGCTGGTCCATCGTGAGGCAAGGACGGCCATCGGCAACGCGCTGTGCCTCGATGTCCGCGGGCCACTGCTCGCCGATCGAGAACTTGAGGTCGTCGAGGGCGTCGCGCCGGGCGCGGGCCTCGGCCTCGTCGCAGAGGCGAAAGCGCTGCTGCGCCTGCGCCAGGTGCTGCCGCAGCTCCTCCTTCTTGCGGAGCCGGTCGGCGTCCTCGGTGGATACCGCGGTCTTTACCTCGCTGACGTCGATCTGGGGGTCAGTGGCCATCAGTTAACTTTTCCATCCTGCTGTACGATCACACCGATATCGGCTTCCTGAATCAGGAACTCGTCGCCCTTTTTCCAGTCGGGGCGCGAAGCCGCGATCCCAGGGAGCATGACCACGTCCCCCGGCTTTACCTGCAGGGGGATGCGGTGACCGGACTTAGTTCGGCGCCCTGGACCCACCGCTAAGACCTCAGCGAAGGTCGACGCCCCACGGTCCGTTAAAATGATGCAACTGCTATAAGGCTCTTCGAGCTGTCGCACCAAGAGGCGGTCGTCAAGCGGTTGGACCCTCACTCGGCCCTCCGCAGGGAGCTAGTCTTAACGAGTCCGGGATAAAGCTTGTGAGCCTTGGCCCGGACTCGGGCCTCGACCGGTTTGCCAGAGGCACGGGCCATCGCGTTGACAGCGTGCGAGCGGTCCGGCATCGGGTATGAGCCCCCACCCGGCGCCTTTGCGGGGACGCCAAACTTGGACTTTGAGATGTGCTTTCGGGCGTTAGTCGTCAGCTTTGCCAATTTTATCCTCCGCAATCAACGTGATCTCCTCGTTGATAAAGCTTCTCATGAACTCGTAGAACACGATCGCGCTTTCCTTGTCCGGGAACTGGATCGTAACCTCGTTGACCTCGTTCGGCTCAAAGAAGTTAGTGCCTGGCGGGAAGATGGTCAAGTCCATCTCAGCCCGCCCGCCTTAACGAGGCCGTCGAGGTGGTGCCCTCCGGGTACCGACCGCCGTGCGCCTTTTCCTTGCGGCGCTCGCTCATCATGATAGCGATGGCTTGCTGGCGGTTCTTCACCTTGGGGCCTTTGGGGCCTCCGGAGCGAAGCACACCACGCTTGAACTTTCCCATCACAGCCGATGACGGCATAGGCTTATACTTTCTTTTGTATATCGCTCGCAAGCTTGGTTGCCTGCAGGGCAAGCTCGTAGCCCTTCTTCAGGTCGGCGAGCATCTTCTGTTCCATCCGGCGCCCGTACATGGCGCCCGCGACGAAGCTGGCGACGGCGGTGACGAGAACAGCTATGGCGAGGGCGTGCATTAGTCCTCGCCCCGCTCTTCTGACCTGGTCGACTTGTAGTGCTTGTACTTCGGTTCCTTGTCGGCCTCTTCGTGGTCCGGCTTGCCGCCCGGTTCCTCGGTGTCGAACTCCTCGTCCATGCCCTGGAGGTGCGAGATCATCTCATTCTCCTTTACGCCCAGGTGGTCCATCAGGTGGTGGACGGTCTCGGGGCCCTCGCCGAAGGCATAGACGTCCGGCTGGTGGAAGGCGGTGTCCGACGGGTGGTAGTGGTGGGTGACGGTGTGCCCCTCGTTCTTGGCAGGGCGCACCTCGATGTGGGACAGCTTCTTCTTGCCGCCCCTGCTTGTGCTGCGCACCTCGTGGTAGGTGTCGACCTTATGCTTTGCCATTATTCCCTCTCCTCTTCCTTCTTGGGTGAAAAGATCACGCACCAGCCCTCGGGGTAGATCGGGCCCTTGACGTGGGTGCAGGCCGGGGCCTTACCCTCGACGTACATCCAGCAGTCGTCGCAGTCGTCCGGCTGGTGCCGGCTCTTCTTCTCGTAACGAACCGAGGCCTGCTCGCGCTTGTAGATCAACTCGTGCACAAACGCCTCCTTAGGTCAGGGTCACGTTGTTCTGAGCTTCGACGTACCAGATGCCTTGGAAGGCGACGAGCCGCAGGTAGGCGCCGGCGAAGGCCGCGAAGGTGGCGGTCGTCACGGAGGCCGAGCCGTTGCGGAAATTGCCCGCCGGAATCGTGGTGAACACGTGCGCAAAGGCCGTCAGCGACAGGAACGAGATGATCTTCCCGTCGTCTGGGCTGCCTAGGCCCGAGGCGGTCGCCGGCGAGGGGGCCGCGATGGTGTCAGTGAGAACCCCGGCCTTCGTGATGACGAAGAGCTGCGGCAGGATGGGGCCACTGGCCCCCATGATCGCCGAGGGGCTGAGCGGCACGGCGCCGTTCACCAGCAACTGCACGGGAAACTGGTTGTTTAGGTTAACGTCCAGGAGGGCCGACTGGTCGTAGGCCCCTTGGTGGGAGTTCGGGGGCATGTAGCCCCTGAGCAAGTCACGGATAATTCGGCGAAGCTTGAGGTCAGTCATCGGGGGAGAGCTCCTAAACTTAGAATTGTACACCTAACTTTGGTAACCTGTAAACGCCTAGCTTTCGCAAATGGGAAACTATTCTTATAGGAAAGTTTTCCTAGTCCTGGTCCTCGGCCTTCCAGTACTTATAGGTTTTAGAATCAACCTCCTGCCGGAACTTCACGAGCCGCGAGGCCGGGATGGCCACGATCTGCGTGTCATCGATAATGCCCACGAGGAAGGCGCAGATGGCCCGCTGCTCCAAGCACACGACCGCCGACCCGGAGCTGCCCCCGTCCGTGCCCGGCAGCTGCAAGAGCACGGTGTGCTGCCAGTTGATGTCGTTCACCCGCACGTCCCGGTCCAGGTCCGGGCTTGAGACCGTGCCCCTGAACACTTGCTTGCCGAGGCCTAAGGGCGACGCCACGTTGGCGATGGCCTCGCCCGAGTACCGCACGGGGTCCTTGCCCACCGGCATCACCGGGATCTGGGCCTGGGAGTCTACCTGGAAGAGGCAGAAGTCGTCGCCCGCGTGCTGGTAGCCGCAAGCCAAAAGTTTAGCCTTGACGAAGGTCTTGTCCTTGCGCTCATCGAAGGTGACGAAGAAGAACTTCTTGACGTCGGCCTGCACGCGCTTCTTCTCGACGTCGTCCTCCGAGGCACAGTGCGCGGCCGTCACGAAGACGTAGCCAGCAGGGTTCTTCTCGATGGCCGTGGCCGTGCAGTGCATCTTCATCGAACCCGTCTCGTCCTGGCTGTAGAGCAAGACGACTGCTGGGTAGACCTGATTAGTGATGAAGGCGGAGTCAGAGACCGCCTGGGAGTATGCCCAAGGCGACAAAAGTATACTTAGCAGCAGTGTAATTATAGTCCTCATCCCATCCACCCCTGGTTGGTCTGCCCCGCGTACCGGTACTCGGTCACCACCTTGTTCACCGGCATCTTCGAGCTTAATCTTATAGCGAAGGTCATCGCCAGCATGTCGCCGCAGTCCGGGCTAGCATAACCGCGCTTCTTCAGGTCGTCCTTCTTCTCGAGCTGCACCTGCTGCTTGGCTGAAAAGCCGTAGCAGGGCCCCGATAGATCGGTCGCGAGCTCCGGGTCGTTCGGGATCTCGGCCCCGGCCTTTAGCCAGTCGCGCATCAAACCCCAAACCTCGGCCCGCTTGTTGAAGTAACCGGCCGAGTCATCGGCCCCGCCACCGCCGTGAAACTCGTGGACGTCTTCGTAGCCCACGAGGCGAAGGTAGTCCACGACGCCAGCTCCGAGCCCGTCACCGTCCACGACAACGGCGTCCGGTCTCTCCGACTCAATTCTTTCCGCGATCTTTTGCGCGACCTGGACCGTGTCCTTCCCCCTGAGCTTGTCACAAATCACTGACTTCCGGCCCTGCCGCCAGCCAATCACCGTCTGGTCCGAACCAAAGCGCGCGACGTCGCACGCCAGCACCTTCGGCAGGTGCTCGAAGTTCATTGCCCGGTACTGCCTGGCCTGCTCGACCACGTCCGACGGGATAAACTGATCAGAGCCAGCGCGAGGAAACTCACCTCGGACGCGCACGCGTACAAAATCACTATCTTCGCCATAATCGTCCACATAACGCTGCAACTGCTCCTTGTTCGTGCCCTCGACGGTTCTGCTATCAATTTGAAAATGGTACCAACGATGCTTGAACTTGCCGAAGCACTCGCGAAAGCGGCCCTGGGTCCGGGTCGGGTTTCCGAAGACGACCCAGATGATCTCCGTTCCCTCGTCGATCAGGGCCCCCTCCGTCACCTCGTAGACCTTGTCGTCGATGGCCGAGGCCTCGTCGAACACCACCAGGATGCGGCGGCCCTTGTTGTGCAGGCCGGCAAACGCCTCAGTGTTTTGCACCGACCACGTAACCCGGTCCGTGCGCCATAGGCGCTCGAGCTTCGGGTCCCGAATGGTGACCGACTCGGCGTTCACCTGAAACCAGTGGCCGTTGATCGCGAGCCGAAACCACTTGTTGACCTCCGGCCAAGTCTTGGTCCGGAGCTGGGTGTCGGTGTTGGCGGTAATTATGGCCCTAGTGTTCTCGCACGTCGACATCGCCCAGTTGGTGAGCATTGAAATCTGCGCCGACTTACCGATGTCGTGGCCGGCGGCGACGGCGACCAGGCAGGGTTGGTGCCGGGTCTGTGGGTTCTGCAAGTGCTGGCCAATGGTCTTGGAAATTTCAGCCTGCCACTTCCTAGGCCCGGGCGAGGTCTCGAGCACGCCGGGCTGGCCCCACGGGTAGGCGTAACGCTGGAACCCGAGCGGGTCCCAGACGTACTTGGCGACGTCCCGGGCAAGCTCCGCGTTGAAGGTTCGGGTGTCCATTAGAGAATGTGCCAAACGTAATGGGAGTAAAGAACCAAAGCTAAGACCTGGGCGACGGTCGCGATCACGGCGCAGACGGTGCGAACGGTCTCCTTCACCGGCGCCCCGCGAACCATACGTAGCCAAAGCCAAGGGCGATGCCAGCTAGCCAAAAAGCGAAGTCCTCATACCCGTTGCCTTGGGTTGCCTGGTCCTCGGTCAGCGGGTCGAAGATCGCCTCTTTGCCCGCCGCAAAAGCCAAGGCGCACCACAAGCCGGTTTCGAACCGGTCCGCGTACGCGAAGCACACGACGATCAGGGCGCCCCACCCGACGTGGGCGAGCTGCGCTAAGGTGTTGCGGCTTAGGTTTAACTTGGTCATAAAACATTTAACTTATGCACAAGACCGCAACGACGATGGTACTCAACCGTGAGATGCCAACTGCCGTTATAAGTGCTATGAAATCGGGCTAATAACCGAATTGGTCCAAGTTGGAGAACGTGAAAACCATTTGTCGGTAAAGGGACAGGGAAGAAACGATATTTTATCATTGTTCCAACACCCCTCTCACGAGCAGGTGCATGAGCTTGTCGTGGTACTCCAACACCACCATCTCCTCATATTGCATGTAGGTCACGAGGCCCAGCCAGATAGTTAACAGTAAAAGGGCCGCGTAGATTAGGAACCGGCTGCGCCTCACGGCTTGCCATCCCTCTCCACGACCATGTGCACCTGCGTGCAAGTGTCGAGGTTAAAGTTTTTCTTCAGGATGATGGTCATGCTGCCCTCGTCGCAGTAGATGCCCTTCGGTTCTTTGGGGTCGTCCACGATGCAGTGCCAACGGCCCTTGTTCACGACGATCTGCTCGACGCACACGGGTAGAAGGTCGTACTCCACCACCTTCGGCTTGGGCGGCTCCACTGGCGCCTGGGAGGTCAGGAGGCTAACCAACAGGAACGTTCTCAGCATTCAACTCCCTTCGCCGCGCGTCTTGCAGCCGCTGGATCAGCTCATCGACGCCTTGCACCTCGACGCGGTCGGTGAACAGCTTGTGGTAGCGGCCCAACAGCTCGAGCGCCTTCAGCTTATCGGCCAGGCGATACTCGCGCTTGACACCGTCCTCCACGTCCTCGAACTTAATCCCCGCTATTGCTCTGGCGGTATCTTCGTCGATGTCTTCTAAAAGCTTAGTGGAGCCGTCTGAGTTGAACAGTCGGCGCGCGTCCACGAAGGCCACGCGGCATAGCTCTAACAGCACCCGGTCGGCTGTCGCGTCCAAAAGCGTCAGCCGCTCGGCGATCAGCTGCTCGGCCACGGGCCTAAGGCGCTGGTCCCGGGGCAACTTGCCCTTTGCCACGCTCTCACGCACGCGGAGCCGGTCGCGCTCGTTCAGGTGCTCGTCGGGCGGTAGGTACTCGGGATCAGTCATATACACTTACAATGCCATGTTTACTGTTGCTGTAAATATGGCTGTTGGAGTAAATTTACGCCTACGCGTTATACTTAACTAACTTCCCGCCTTCGGAGCCCGGCATCTCGCACCCCTGCCGCCACCACCTGGTCTCGCTTCTGCTTGGCTAGGGCCCGCACCTGCTTTACCGTCAGCACGAGGCCGATGGTCCGGTTCGTCTTCGCAGCCAGCAGCCTCTGGGCCTCGTGGCTTTGCCGCCGAGCCTCGCGCTTGTAGTCCGGGGTCCTCACTTTAACAGCCGCTTCCACTCATAAGCGGCTTGTAGGTGCGAGATCCCAAAGCCAGCCATCGCCCCCGACATCAACCAGCATAACCAGCTGACGCCTGAAGCCCAGCCGAACAAGGCCACGCCGAACGGAATGATCCAGGTTACCGCGCCGTGCAGGCAAAGGTCCAGCTCCGTAGGCCTTGGCCCGAACAGCCAAACGATTAGCTGGTTTCCTTCAACAGCGACGCCTTTAACGATGCCCTCGACCGTGTACATGATGTCGACTGCCGTGGCGACGGCTAGGAACGCGGAGCAGGCGAGGATCAAGGTTAGCTCGATCATTGCTGTACCTGCACTAAGAAGTTCTGGAACGTCTGGCTGTCGGCCGCGGCGCCGTTCTGCACTTGGAGGAGGAAGGTCGTCGGCACGTTGGTCTGAGCAATAAGCGAAGCCCCGTTGCTGTTGTTCGGCCCAAAGTAATCGGCCGCGCAGCCTGCGCTAACACACTGCGAGGCCAGCACCAACTCCTTCGACGCCTGGGAGTTCGTGGCTCCCGCGTTGGCGATTACCGTGCGCCAGGTGCTAAGGTTGTTGGTCCCACTGTTCGTGCTGCTGATGGTCGAGGCGAACACCGTAGTCCCACCCAGGGAGGTCTTGATCAGGGTCGCCGGGGCGGTTTGGTTGGTGGACCGCATGTCAAAGTCAATAGTCACCACCGAGTTCAGCCCTAGCGCCGGGATCACGCACGTGTAGATCGTGTCAAGGGTAGTGGTGCCCGTGTGCGCGGCCGTGCTCCCTGCCTGCCGGCAGGGGATGGTGACGGCGTTGGCAACGGCGGCCTGCACGAAGGCGTCGGTCGCGACGAAGTTGCTCGAGTCACCAAAGGTTTGAGTAACCGCCGTCGTGCTCCCTATGCCCGTGGTAAACGTAGGGGGCGTCGCGAAGGTTACGGTCCCCGAGAAAGTAGGGCTACCGCCAAAGACGCCGTTCAAGGTGCCCCCGGCCGTAACGTTCAGCGAGCCGGTTAGCTGCACGGTCATGGTGCCCGCCGTGAACGTAAAGTTAGGCGAGCCGCAAATGGACCCGAAGCAGTTGTACAAAATCTGCGTGTTGCCGCCGCTGCCACCGCCCACTGCCGAGCACGGGATGATGACGTTGTCCTGCGTGTATTGGGCTACCGAGTTGCTGGACTCGAGCACGAACTTGTAGTTGAGGCCGCACGTGAGGAAGACCGAGGCGCGGCCCGCCGAGTCCAGCACGATTGGGTTCGGGTTCAAGAACAGGCCCGTCGAGTCGGTGAACGTCGCCTGTGGAGTCGTGGTGCCCCCAGCGTAGGTGAACAGGAACCCGCCCGCGAAGGGCTTGCCGTTGTTGTCCTCGAACTGCAGCTTAGGGGGAGGGCTGATGATAATTTGGCCGTGCGCCAGGGGGGCCAGCGCGATGAAGAACGCGGCGAAGATGGCGGCAAGGGCGAGGAATTTGATCGCGAGGTCGAGGGCACGGCGCATGACTTCGGATTATAGGCCTAAGCGGTTACGAAAGTAAACTAGTCTCAGAATGAGACGGTTTTAAGGTCAGGTTACCGTAGCCTTAGTGTGAGTGGTAATCTGGGTAATCTGGTAATCTGATCAGCTGTAAGATTCAGATTATAAAGCATTTATTCAGACATATCCTCATAGACAGTTCTTCAGATTACCCAGATTACCATATGCCATTATCATAATCTGATAGGTAACTCCTTAGTAACTGTTTACACCTAACGGTAGCCGTGATACTTTAGTTTCGCGCAGGTCGCCGGTGGCTGGGCGCAGCTTCCGGGCAAACGACCCTCGGGCCGAGGTGATACCCCATGTCCCTCGGCCCACATACTTAACCGACCACCGTTTTAAGGGGAAAGGGTGAGTTGTTTGCAATACGAATTTAAGAGCCATCCCACCAAGTATAAGAATGTCCTCTTCAGAAGCCGGCTCGAGGCCCGCTGGGCCGCGTTTTTCGACCTTGTGAACTGGAAGTGGGATTACGAGCCGGTCGACCTTGAAGGCTGGACCCCCGACTTCATGATTCGCGTTCCCCGATTTTCTCCTAAATCTCCACAGCCTTGGGTTTACGCGGAAGTAAAGCCGTTTAACGATTTAAGCCTGTTTAACGCTTTACCAGTCGGAAAAAGATGGCGTGAAGGCGCGCGTGGTGAGCCCGGCCTCGCCAGGTTAGGTTTAGGTCCTGATCATAGTGCGTTTTTGTCCGACTTTGATGGTAGTGGGGCTAAACAGTGGACTATTTGCGTTGAGGAACCAACGGGGTTATTTGGAATGGCATGTTGGTGGGAATGCTTCAATCCTCCCATAGAAGTCAAGGCTTGTTGGGCCTTAGCTGGCAACGCTGTGATGTACCAAAGGCCCAAGAATGTCTTCTGACTGGAAGGCTAAGCTCCGCTATTTCCCCTGCCACTCAATCGTCGACGATAAGTGCACTTGCCACAACGCGGAGTGCGAAAACCAGGGCAAGCACCCGAAGCTGATTGGCTGGCAGGAAAAGACTACTACTTCTGAGTTGCAAGTCGCGGCCTGGCGCAAAGACCCTAAAATAAACCTCGGCATCGCGACGGGCAAAAGCTCGGGAATCTTCGTCCTAGACATCGACAAGGGCGGCCCTGAGTCCCTCGCTAAGCTCGAGGCCGAGCACGAGCCTCTCCCCCAAACCTACACTGTAAAGACTGGGTCCGGTGGCTTTCACAAATACTTTAAGTACCCGGAATTTATTGATATTGAAAACCGGACGAAATTTAGCCCGGGCCTAGACACTAGGTCGGATGGTGGCCTCGTCATCGCCCCCGGCGGGCGGCACTTTTCGGGAAATCTTTACGAAGAGGTAATCGACGTTGAGCCGGCGGTGGCTCCCAACTGGCTGCTTAAGAGAATCGTCGAGACTCATTTTGCCCCGTTACGCGAGCAAAGTAAGCCCGGGGAAAAGATTACCAAAGGAGGGCGCAATACGATCCTCTTTGCCCTTGGCTGCTTCATGCGGAATAAGGGTTTTGACCATGAGTCAATTGAAGCTGCGCTGCTCAAAGAGAACGAAAAGAACTGTTCCCCGCCACTTGGAGAGGCGGAGGTTAAGAGCGCGGCCAAGCAAGCCTCAAAGTACCTGAAGGGCCGCGCCCCCGACGTGCTCATCACGGACCTCGTAGTTCAGCGCGGGGACGACGTTAAGCGCAAGCACCTGCGGTTCCTCTGGAACCCTTACCTCCCGCAGGGAAAGCTCGTGCACTTTGGCGGTAGTTCAGCGCAGGGAAAGAGCCCCGTAACCATAGACCTAATCGCGCGTTTGACCGCTGGGCGGCCTTGGCCTTTAGACGGGGCGAGTAGCTCAGTTGCCCGGGACGTTATCCTGCTGAACACCGAGGACGACCTGGCGGACACGATCCTGCCCCGGCTAGACTTAGCCGGGGGTGATGGTTCTCGCCTTCACTACGTTAAGGGGACGAAACTTACTAAGGGGTCTTCCGTCACCGAGGTAGGTTTAGCCCTAGACCGGGACATGGGCCTGTTAGCTGACCTCGCTCGGTCGGTCAAAGATCTCTCTCTCATCGTCATCGACCCCGTTACTAATTACCTAGGGCAGGAGAAAATGAACGCCGAGGAACGGATGCGAAACCTCCTAGTCCCGCTCGCGGCCCTCGCGGCGGAGCTTAACGTAGTCGTGATTACGGTGGGCCACTTCAATCGCCGGGAGAAGGGTACCGACCCCCTGCACCGCATTATGGGGGCCGCGGCCTTCACGGGCATAGCTCGCGCCGTGTATGTTTTTGGCCCCGACCCGCAATCGGAGGATAACCATGCGCACGTCATGGCCTGTGCCCGGGGGGCCTTGGGCGAGGGCAGGGGCCTGCGGTATCATACGGAAGCGATCAAGCAATCTTGGGATGGCGAGGAGTCAGACGTGATAAAAGTTATTTGGGACGGGGTAAGCTCAGCCACCGCCGAGGACGCGGTGGACCCGACGTCGAAGCGGGACAAAAGCAGCCAGGCGCAGGCGGCAAAGATGTTGAGAGAGTTCCTTAAGACCGGTAAACAGCCCGCGGCCGCGTGCCTTTCGTTCCTGAAGCAAAACGGCTTTGACCCTGACCGGATAAATACCGCTGATATTCGTCGCAAAGCCCAGGTAGGAACTAAGCAGGAGGCGCGGCAGTGGTGGTGGTTTATCGAGGCGGGCAGCGGGGAACTGGGCTTCTAAGTACATTTACTATGTGCAAGTTAAGGCCCAAAAAAAAATATTTATGTCGAAAGCGCCTAAATTTAGGTTATGATACCTTCGTTCGACCGGCCCTTTAAGCAAGCGCCCTCCCCAAGCACGGGCCGGTTGAGGAATTTTAAATGATCCTGCTCTACAACGTCCCCGCGCTCGCGTTCCTGGCGGCTGGCCTGTTCCTGCTGGTCCACGGCGGCCACGACAAGGTAGCCGTCGTCTTGTTGTTGTTCGCGATCTTGTTTACGCACTCTTATAAGGGGAAATCATGACTTTCGACGTTAGCGCGTTCAACGTTCAGAAGTTCGACCGCATCTTAAAGAAGGGCCTGTCGCAAGGCCTTGGCAAACGTGGAGGTCGAGTTTGCGTCGAGGCGGCCATTTGTCAAGTTTTAGGCTTGCCGCACGGCGACGACCCCGGGTGCGTGGCTGATAGCGTTCGAAGTTACAAAATTTATCTAAATGACGCTAGTTGGTCCTCGCCAGCGGCCCGTGCTAGGGGGCTGCGGGGTTTAGGCCTTGCGCAGCTCGGCTCGAAGGGTGTAGTCAACGACCAAGAGTTCATATTGCGAATGGCGGAGAAAACTATTCGTGTTATCATTCCCCTGCTTTTTCAAGAGGTTTTCCCCAAGAATCAAAAATGCTTAGACGCGGCAAGAAGGTGCCAAGAAAAAGGAACTAAAGAGGCGGCGCAGGCGGCGGCGTCGGCGGCGTACGCGGCGTGGATGGCG